GTGGGTACACATTAACTAAGAAAACAGTTAAAAAGGTGGGTTCTCCACTTGCTAAAAAGAAAGAAATGCCAGTGAGTGCTTCAAAAACATTAAAGAAAAAACCACTTAAAAAGAAATAAGGATTTATAATGGATACACAGACTAACCAAGTCTCTAAAGAAACTCAGGATGCTAACCAAGCAATAGCTCAGGAAGAGCAAGTCAAGCCACTATTTAGTGGCACTGATAGTCAAGGTAAAGAGCGTCTATTCACTAATACGGAAGAAGCGCAACAGTCTTGGCAATCTGCACAGAATTTTATTAAAGATACTGTGACAGAGAAGAAATCGTTGGAGTCTAGGATTCAGGAACTTGAAGCTCAGCTTAACCAAAGCACAAAGCTAGATGACGCTTTAAAACATTTAAACACTAAAGAGGAATCTCCTGTGAACGAAGAACAGACACAACAAGCTACTGAGTCAACCCCTCAGTTAGATATGGAACAACTAGAGCAACAACTATTACAGAAGGTGATGGGTCAGTTAAGTGCTTCACAACAAAAAGAAGTCTTTACTAAAAATCAGCAAGAAAGTATTAGTAGCGCTCAAGCTGTCTACGGTGATGCTTATGAAAGTAAGCTTCGTGAAACTGCTCAAGAGTTGGGTATGTCCGATGAGGATATTATCAAGGAGGCGCAAGCCAATCCTAAACGATTCAAAAAGCTTTTCAACTTAGACAGAGCACAATCAAAAACACTTACGCCTAGCAATGGTATTACTTCTATGCCTACAAGTACAGCTAATACTATTAAGTTCAATTCTGGATTTAGTAGCAGTCAAAAGCTTGCAGGACACTTAGGTAACTTAGAAGCAATTGCGAAAGCAAAAGGCTTAAACATTAAATTTTAATTGAGGGATTAACTCATGGCTTATAATAGCTCAAACGAAGCAAACATTGTACGACAAACATTGTATGATGCAACATTAGAAAAATCACTAGACGATTGGTTAGTAGGTCGTCCGTTGTTCGATGACAAAACTTCACAGTTCCCTGATGGTGACACTCTTACCATTACTAAAACTGGTGACAGAGCTGTATCGGATTATCAAGAAGATACTGCTGTTAACTTTGACAACATGGAAACATCTCGTGTTGACTTAGTGGTAACTGACTACAAGCAAGACGGTTGGTACATCACCGATAAGTTGAAGCAAGATGGTCATCAAGCTGAAGCATTCTGGGCAGAGAACGTTCGTAAGTCTGCTATTGCTATGGAACGTGACATGGAGAAGGCTGTACTTAGCATTGCTAACCAACAGACTCTTGGTAATGCTAACTTAATCAATGGTAAGGCTCACCGCTTTGCTGGTAGTAGCACAGCAACAGCTGGTGCGATTTCTGTTGAAGATTTTGGTGCATTGAAACTAGCTTTCGATTCAGCTTATGTCCCAACTGAAAACCGTATGCTTATTATCACTCCTGAAATGGAATTTGAACTTAACAAGCTTCTTAACATCACAGAAGTAACTAATGGTTCTAACTTCAACTACAACATTGATGGTATGGTTCAAACTGGCTTTGGTGATAAACTGAACATTGTTCGTAACATCTTTGGCTTTAACATTATGGTAAGTCACAACCTACCTGATATTACTGCTGAGACTCTTACTAAGTATGACGGTACTGGTAGTGCTTCTATTACTGGTAAGGCTTGTGTTGCTATGTCTATGGCAGATGCTTCATCTATGCCGTTCATGGGTGTACTACGTCAACGTCCTGAGTCAGAGTTCTTCCGTAATACTCACTACAAGCGTGATGAATGGTCAAGTACTTGTCGTTATGGCTTTGGTTTAAAACGTGCTGAGACTTTAGCCGTTATCGCAACTCCAGTTTAAGGAAATAGAATATGAGCGCACAACCTTTAAACCTATATGATGTAGGTAAATACACAGCTTCTCAGAAGGGTCAAATCGTAGCTAACTACGCAGGTGACTCTAAAGAAGTTGAATATACTTTCAGTGTTACTGATGGTGCTGTAGCTTCTACGGCTAGTCAAGTTATCCCTGCTGGTGCTTTAGTCGAGAGCTGTCAAGTTTTCGTTGAGAGTACTTTGTCTGGTGGTACTAACTTCACTTTGGGTACTACTGCTGACCCAGATGGTTTCTTAACTGCTTCTACTGTTACTACTGGTTACGTAGCAGGTGCAGGAGCTTTAGTTGGTACTATCCTTGGTGTGGACTCTCAGTTAGTCTATGCTGGCTCTCGTACTGCTGGTGTACTTAAAGTAATTGTTACTTATAAAGTATAGCAGGTAGTCTTTCAAAGGGATTGGGCTACCTAGTCCCTTTCATAAGATTTCTTGGAGGAAACAATGCAAAGAACACTATTACAAGTCACGCAAGAGTACCTTGACGCTACGTCAGGCTTCTATGTGGATAGTATTTATGACACAGATGAAAGTCAACAAGTAGCTAAACTAGCAGAGCGCGTGTACTATAAAATGGTACAGGAGTTTCCTAACCTTCTTTTTACAATGAAAGAAATGACATTGGATGCGTTATCAGATACTACTAGACCTAACTACATGCTACTACCACAGGACATACAGAAAGTCCAAGAGAGTAAGGTTTATTATAATGTATCTAAAACTGGAGGTACTCAGTATAAGTCCATACAGTACTTATCTCCTTTGGCTTTTATAGAGAGAACTAATAAATCAGAAGGGGATAATACTCTCTTAGTGGAGGGGTTTGATGAGAATAAGATGGTTATATCTACAAATCAATTTCCTTCTTATTTTACATCTTTTGATAATAAGTTTGTGGTGTTTGATTCATATCATTCGGATTATGATACAACATTACAAAGCTCAAAGTCTAAGATTGTGGCTTCAGGTGAAGAAGTATTTTATCAAGAAGATGACTTTGTAATTCCTGTACCAAGTCACTTATCAGAAGCTTACTTGGATATGTTCCTTAATGAAGCATTAACACTAATCTACCAACAACCAATTGGTATGATTGCTTCAAGAGCTAGAAGTGCTAGGATTAAATTACAACAAGACAACAGAACATTAGGTCAAAGCAGAGGGAAGAAGTCATACGGACGTAGTGGTATTTCAGGTAGCTACGTACCAAGAGGACATGGTTATGAGTAATACACAGACAGCAGACAACGGAACAGAATATAAATTAGGTTATAACGGATTGTACTATTGGCACAGGGATGGAGCTACAGCAGAAGCATTAAAAGGTAACTACATGTCACCTAGTGATGCTTTGGATGCTTTAAGGCGTTATAACGTGTCATTTAAGCCTTCAATTAACTTAGAGGTAGGTGAGCTTGACTCATTGGAGAAGAAGGCTGATTTGCTAGGCTATGCCCTCAAGAACGACATAGAAATACCAGAGAAGCATAAGAGTGTGGGTGCTATTAAGAAATTCTTACAAGGTGGATATAAATAATGACAACGTATACTCGTAACACTCTTAGTGGTAGCCTTGCTCCTGTTAATAATGAATTAGAAAAGATTGAAGTTTCTTTAAGAGAGAAGCTTGATAGGAATCCATCTGTAGCTCAGAGCAATGAGATGCTAGATGATTTAGATATGAATAGTAATCGTATTATTAACTACCCTGATGCTGTTAATGATTCGGATTTGATTACTAAAGGTCAAGTTGCTTCCTTAGCTCCTGTGCAATCCGTAGATGGTCAGACAGGTAATGTCGTATCCCCTGTTCAGACAGTGAATGGTCAAACAGGTAACGTATCCATCCCTACTCAAATACAGATAGATAATGGTGTTGTGTTTGATAATATTTCTGAGATGAAGTCTTCTTCTTTGGAAGTAGGTCAGCTTGTAAGATGTAAGCGTTACTACAATGGGGGAGAACTAGTAGAAGGGCTTGTGTATGAGATACAAGCAACTCAAGCAGTGGATGGGTACGGGGACCATGCTTTATCGAATGGGAATGTTGCAATCTTGATAATCAGTGTTTCTCTATCAGCGGATGCTTTTGGTATGAGTACAAGCAATACTTCTAATGATGGAGTACTCAACGCAATAGTAAACAGACTTAAGTTAGGTGGTTGTAACACCGTTAAGTTTTCATCTGGAACGTATAACTTTCAGTGCTTTGATGAGCTAACTAGAGGGCGTGCCGCAGTTGAGATTAGAGGTTTAAGTAGCGTAGAATTTGTTGGAGAGAGAGGTACTGTTTTTAAAGCAGTTGTAGGCGGTTTTGGTACAGACCCTTTTGCACTTATCCGACTAGACGAAAATTCTAAAAATATAACATTCAGGGGTATAGAATTTAATGGGGACTGTTCAAACGTACCCGAGTTTCAACCTCAACTTGGGAACAGGAGTGGTGGTATTTTAGTTGCCACTTGGGACTTAACATCAGCTTCTCAAGATAGCTACGCAGACTTCTCTATAGACAATATAAAAATTGATGGCTGTAGATTTATAAACATAGGTGGGGGGATAACAACTCAACGTAAATCCTCTAATACAACCAGAGGAGGTTACTCAACTGCAATAGTTACAAACAACGTATTTATAGATGCACAAATCTCCAACAACACTATTAGTGGGGATTACTTATACGGATGGAAGATAACTCACAACACGTTGACTACAACACTGCCACTGAGCGATACATCTTGGGGTATAGCCATCGACTGTAGCAGGGGTGGAGTAGGTAATGAGGTTGCATACAATACAGTTTCAAAATACCAATTAGGTATAAAAGCAGAATACTTCTTAGGAGGTGGGTTGCTTGCAAACGAGATTGAGTTATCAGAAATAACAGAAATACACCATAACCTATTATTTGATATGGGGCATCCAACCATAGATGTTTTAGCAGGACCTAGTGGCTCTGGTAGTTATGGGATAAGAATGTCAGGAACTAATATAGTAGAGCGCGAAAATACAATAACTGGGCTGTTTAATGCAGCTAATGTAGGTAGTGAGCGCAGATTAGTATTTGGTGTTTGGAGCAATCAGACTGGCGTAACAGGTACAAGGCAACGCTCAATTGGGGGACAAACCTCTTCATGCGTTATCGCTGTAAATCATAATTCTTCTGACGCAAGTAATGAGTTTATTTGTAGTGATAAAAAAATAAGAGACTCGGATAAGGGGATTGTTTTGCAAGCGGGAGGCTCTGCAATTGACAATAATATAAAAAGAATTGAAAACATTGGGATTACCCTACAAATAGCCGACCAAACTTTTGTAAAAGGTAATTACCTAGCAGACATCATGCAAGCTGGGGGGGCACAAGCCGCAATATTTGGTGAGCAAACAGGGGCAAATGTTGCTTACAAATACTGGGAAATAATAGACAACGAAATATCCAATGTTGACAGTGGTTCTGGTACAGCGGTTATAGTCACAGGTGGAAGTGCATATACTAAAGATTATATATATAAAAGAGGAAGATATACATCAGTAGGCGCATTAGAGAATTTTGAATTAGTCAGTTCTATCACGGACGATACTCAAATAAAAGCTAAAGGTTTGGGTAATCCTAGTTCTTTGGCAGTTATAAATGCCAAAAATATAGCAAGCTTTACAGCCATCGATGCAAATACATTTCAAATAAACTTTAAAAGAGCGCTACCGAATAGTAGTTTTACATTTGATGCAAGAGAGCCAAACAACCCTGCTGTTTTTTGGATAAATTTTGGCACTGACCCTACGTACTTAAGATTAAGGTCTGTGGATTCAACAGGTACTCCTGTTGCTCTGCCCTCAACAATAATGTTTAGTGTGGTATAATGTCTAATTACAAATCAACAGCAGGGCAAGCATTAAAACAAGGTAAAGTACTATGAGTAGGGCTTCTGGTCAAAAAGATTATATAAGTATGTCTCAGGGCTTAGTCACTGAAGCATCTTCTCTGGCTTTCCCTGAAGGAGCGACCAGTGATGAATTAAATTTCACTATTGACAGGAATGGCTTAGTACGTAAACGTAGGCTTGGCTTTGATAAACTTGTAACAGATTTCACAGTAACAGGTGATAATGCTAAATTAGAGAATGTATTCTATTGGCGTGGTCCTAGCTTAGTCGTTGTTACAGTTACAGATGAGACTCCTAGAACACTATTACGCTTCCATGCTGTAGATGCAGATTTTACATTTATAGCTGAGTTTGTTATTGCTGATTTAGTTGTATCTACACAGATTGCACAAACAACTAGCCTACTTACTATAACAACAAGCAGTGGTATTAACCCTATATTGTGTGAGTTTGATAGTGTAGGTGAAGAGATAGTTATCAGTGATGTTAGTATGTATATCAGAGACTTTGAATTGATAGATGATGCCTTAGGTATTAGTGTAAGACCAATTACATTATCAGAAGACCATAAATACAATCTATTTAATAGTGGTTGGTACCAAAGAAAAGCAGATTTCAATGATGCAAGTACTCGTAAGAATGTAACAGATGCTTATTTCGATACTACAGGGGAATACCCAAGTAATGCAGATGTAGCTTCTATAGGTATTATAGATGACGGTAGTGGTAATATTGTGTTCGATGCTAAGTTTGTAGAAGATGCAGAGTTTGGTAACAGTACAGCCCCTAGAGGTCATTTCGTATTTAATATAGCTAACATTGATAGAGATAACAGAATACTAGCTTCACAACCTTCTGGTGCGCCTAGTACAACACTCACTCCAATAGGGACAGTTAACTTGACAGGTATACCAACATTCAATCCAGATGCTCCAGTAGATACTGGTGGTGGTGGGACTCCTCCTGAAGGCGGTGGTGGTACAGACCCATACGAGCCACCTGACCTCGGTGGACCTATAGGGAGTATTCCATAATGGCTGTTTCTGAACCGAAACGTAATTACAAAAATCCAGTGGCATGTGCTAGTGCCTTTGGTAGATTCTTCTACGCAGTAGATAGTCTTATATATTATTCACAAGTTCTAGTTAGTCCTAATGATGCGGGTAGATGTTATCAGAGTAATGACCCAACAAGTGCAGAGATACCTGATTTACTAGATACAGATGGTGGTGTATTAGAACTAGAAGATAGCCGTAGTATTAAAGCTATGAAAGCTTTTAGAAGTGGTGTTATTGTCTTTGCAGGGAATGGTGTGTGGTATATATCCAATCCTGATGGCGGTTTTACAGCTACAGCTTATAACGTACAGAAGATTACTGATAGAGGGTTGGAGAGTCCTAAGAGTATTATTGAAGGTCAGAACGTAGTTTATTACTTCTCTAACAATGGTGTTATGGCTCTCACTGCTAATGAGTTTAATAACTTACAAGTAGATGATATATCAGAAGAGCGTATGCGTTCTTACTTCCTTACACACTATGCTGGTAAGAAAGCTGAAGGTGTATATGATGAAGGTCAGAAGCAATGTATATGGTGGATACCTCAAGAACAGGGCAAGGGGCTAGTATTTGACACTAGATTAGGGGCTTTCTATCCTCAGGCTAGTGCTAGTACCACTACGTACTTAAAGTCTCCATTTAGCATAGAAAATGCCGTATATTACCCATCTGCTCAACAAGCAGAAGATACCCTGAGTGTAGCTTATAACTTCTCTAGTCCTACTAACAAACAATTCAAGGATTTTGGAGAAGACCAGAGTGCTTATTTAATATCTGGATTTGAGACATTAGGTAAGTTTGCTAACAAGAAGTCCATTAGCCAAGCTAAAGTATACTTCCGTAAGACAGAGACAGAGATTACTGGTTACGCTGATAATACGTACACTTACGATTTCCCAAGTAGTTGCTTATTTCAAACTAGATGGGACTTTGATAACACAGATGCTTTTGGTAAGTTTAGTGGATTACTACCTACTAGTGGTAAAGGTAAGGAGATGCAATTATACAAGCCAATGCAAAGAGGCTTTATACCTACTGAGTATCCTTATACTTTTAATACAGGTGAGAGTCTTATCTCTAAGAAGTTTAATATTAGAGGTAATGGTGACTCAGTACAATTTGTATTTAGAGCAGAAGAAGAGAAAGACTTACAGTTATTAGGTTATAGTGTGAACTTCACAATGCGAGGTAAGATGTGATTAATGAATTACTCAAAGCTCAGAATGGTAAGAGTGCGCTTGATAATGCTTTTAAATTACAAGAAGCAATGTTAGCTCTACCTGAAGAAGATAGGCTTACCAAAGAAGACTTAGAGCCTATACATTATTTTGCAGATGGAATGTACCTACGTTCTTTATTTTTACCAGAGGGTGTGGCTGTTGTTGGTGATATGCATAGACATTCGCACTTCACAATACTAGCAGAGGGGAAGAGTAAGATTGTATCACAAGATGGTGATATGGAAGTGGAAGCTCCTTTCGTATTCATAAGTACACCTTATGCTAAAAGAAGTGTTTATGCTATTACTGATTGTACTTGGATTACTGTACACCTGAACCACGATAATTGCACAGATATTGAAGAAGTAGAAAACAGACACGTAATCCGTGACGAACAAGAATTATTGGAGATTAGAAAATGACATTTGCCGCAGTAGGTACAGCTATAGGAACAACCGCATTAGGTGGAGCTCTTGCTGTAGGAGCAGGGGTAGCTACAGTAGGTAGTATATACTCAAGTGAAAAGGCTAGAAGCGCACAGAAGAAAGCTTCTAAGAAGCAAGAAAGACAAGCTAGATTACAGAGTGCTAGAGATGCTATGTCACAAGTGCGTCAACAACGTATAGCTCAAGCTCAGATAATGCAAGGTGCAAGTACACAAGGTACACAGTCAAGTAGTGCGGCTCAAGGTGGCTATAGTTCTATAGGTGCTTTAACTTCTGGTAATATGCAATTCCTTAATCAAATGAACAGCATGAACTCACAGATTTCAGGATTAATGAGAACAAGTCAACGCTATGCAGGTCAAGCTAGTACATACGGTGGTATAGCAAATTTAGGTTTAGCCGCTTCAG